GTCTGCCTGGACGTTTACGAGGCTTTGGTCTTTCTACAAATGCTTTAAATTTTCTCGCCATCTTCAAATAATTCTGTAAATTTTGCAGTTGATACTACATGAGGTAGGTAACTTATTTTACCATTTATGTGTTGTTGTAAATCTGTGCCACAAGTAACACATCTATAAAACTCTCTTGCAATAGAAACTAACAAAGTTTCTTCTTCACAAGTTGGACATTTGCCATTAACTACTTCTGGTGTAAATCTCCAATAGTTTCTTTTCCCTGACATGGTTAATGTAGTATAATCTTTTTTATACTTTTTTCACCTAAATATATTTCTGTTTCTGCTTTAGTTTTTAAACATTTATATGTGACGTTAGGTGTGTATTGTCTCTCAGCATGACGCTTGCCACGAAGACATGCAGCCATATTTTTTTGTATACGGTGCTCCTTGATCTCTGCTCCTACAAACATAATTAGGGCCACTACATGTTCAATCATTGTAGTTCCCGTTTTTGTAGCCAAGATCTCTGTTGGCATCTTTTAATTTTTCAATATCAACTAAAACTTTATCCATTTGTTTACGTAAAAATTCTATGTTGACTTTGTTTAATGCCATAGATTCTATGTGTGTATTTAATTTATCTGTGGTCTTATACAAATCCTCAATCATCATAAACTGTTCTGAGTCTGCTGGTAATGAGCCTAACTGTCCACGTGGCCATTTAATTCTAAACTCTGTATTCTCTTCAAGATCTTTCTCCATTATCTGTATACGAGTGTCTGCAACATTCAAACGTTCTATAATTTGAAAGTAACCCATGGTGCCGAGTGCCACGATAATAATCAATGAGGCAACCGTCTTCATAGGCATTTGGACGGCTGCCTCTTCTGATATGTTTAATGGTTTGTTAGACATAAATTATTTTGTGAATAACCACTTTACGAATCTTCTCCAGGGCCAACAAATTATGTCCCAAATTTTACAACAAATTCTTTTACATTTTTCAATCATGTTTTTTCTCCTCTATTTCATAAAACATATTATCGGTATCTTCTGTCACCCATTCCTTACCCTCAACATCCCAATAGGTGTTTTGAACTTTATAATCTGGCCATGAATTATCTGTTGTATAATTATTAACATGCCAAATTATTCTATTGTTTGGTTGAGCCGCATAATTACCGTTATCTAACGCCATTATGTGTGCACACTTGTGCTCTTGCGGAATTTCAGAATGTTCCGTATTTAATATATTAGTCTCTGGATGAGCCCAGTCAATAGTAAAAAGATACTGTCCTTCGTAAAATTTTTTATCTTTCCCTCTAAATTTTCCGTCTATACCAGCCAGAAAATCAAAACAATGGACACTAGGCCAATAGCTGAAACAGTTCCACAGTTGAAGCTTGTCAACTGACATATCTTGCACTTCGGCTCTAGAAAAACGTTTTTGGAAAAACGCTGAGATAGGCAACCTCCAAAAGCACGCACCGTTGGGTAACATGATATTAAAAAGGAGCGCACGTCCTGAGATCGAAGTAACCCCAAAGACCACGCAGTCTTCAGAATCTTTAGAATAGTTTTTGTCCAAATCATATAGATACTCTTTTCTTACCTTACAATAAATCGGCGGTATATTAGCATTTAAATAAGACATAGTACATTATTTTATTTCACCCCAGTTGGGGCCAGATTCGTAATCTACTTTATTAGGTACTTCTAAGTCAACTGCATTTTCCATTATGTCTTTTATTTTTGCTGCTTCTAAATCATTTGTCACAGAAAAATCTAATTCGTCGTGTATTTGTATGTGAGCTGTAATTCCTTCTTTGTGTAAATCAATCATTGCCCTTTTAGTCATGTCTGCAGCTGATCCCTGTATTAATCTGTTTAAAGCTTTATACGTAAAAGCTCTACGCAAATCATTATTATACCAATAGTTTCTTTTAGGTTTACCATCTTTGTCTTTAATTATGTTATCTTCTAAATCTTTTAGATGTGGTCCCATAGATTGAAGTTCTTTTATTCTCTCATGATCTTCAGGTGGTACATAAGTTCCCCAGTCAGAACCTTTTAGAACAGGTTCGTATTTTGGAAAACGACATCTTCTTCTAAGAAGTGTTCTAACAACTCCTTTGTTTTGTGCTATGTTCATTATTCTATTCATCAATTGTTTTACAAAAGGAACTCTCTTATGATATTTTTGAAACAACTCTTCCGCTTTATCTTTTGATACACCTAACTCTGCCTGGAGTTTTGCTTTACCCATACCATAAAACAATCCTAGATTAATTGTTTTTGCTTGTGATCTAGGTATCTCTGCCATGTCTGCAACTATCTTATGAAAGTCTGCACCGGCATCATTTTTATATTCATTTGCAATTGCATAAGCTGTTGGTAGTTGTGCTTTTATTCCGTAATGTGCAACAAGTCTTGGTTCTTGTTGTGAATAATCAAAACAAGCCCATTTCATTCCCTCTTCAGGTATAAATAGAGATCTAAGCATTGGTCCTGTTACTGGATCTCTTGCAGGTATTTGTTGTAAGTTTGGATTATGATAACTAAATCTACCTGTAACTGTGCCTCCATCATCAGATCTAATTTGATTTATATCTGAGTGTATTCTTCCACGATACTCATATTTAATTATTGAATCTATAAAAGTTGTTCTAACCTTGTTTATCTTTCTAGCTTCTGCTATCATTCGAACTAGTGGATGTTTATGATTAGCAATAAAATTTTTTGTAAATGATGGTTCGTTTGTTTTCTCGGTTCTGGAATATTCTAGTTTTAACTTATCAAAGAGTGGTGCAATACTTCTTGCTGCCATTAATTGAATTTCTACTCCACTTTCTTTTTTTATTCTTTGGAGTAACATATCTTCTTGTAGCTGTAATTGTTGCTTCAATTCATGGGCTCTGCTCACGTCCACTCTCACTCCAAGAAATTTCATGTCAACAAGACAAGGAAAAAGATCAGTCTCCAAATTAAATATATCTTGAAGATCGTCTTCTATAATTTTCTGTTTAAATTTTTGCCAAAGTTCTAAAGTTAGTTCAGCATCTCTCTCTGCGTATTCTCCAACTTCCATGGCAGGTAACTTCCACATGTCTGCTTTAGGATCTAATCCTCTTTCCTTTGCAGCTTTTAAAAGTTGTGCTTCGCTTTTTCCTCTTCCAAGAAAAGTCCATGAACAAGCATTTAAAGTATATTGGAATCTATTTTCATCAACCAAAGATGCAGCTATCATTGTATCTACAATTAAACCATTGATTTTAAAATTTAATTTACGTATCCAACATACGTCATACATAGCGTTGTGAAATATTTTTGTAGCGGGTGATGCACATATATCTTTAAACCACAATAATACTTTGTCTTTATCCATATTGGGTCCCTCACCATGTGCAATTGGAAAATAACCTTTCCAACCATCAACGGCTACTGCTATACCAACTATTTCACCATTGTTTCTCATGACTCCTGAACCCAGTTTCTTTAGATCTGGATCTCTTGTCTCCAGGTCAATTGCTATTTCCTCCGCATGTCTTAAGTCTGGAAACTCTTTTGGTGGAATCCACTCAGTCTGTGGTAGAATCATTTTTCATTACCCTTCCTATTACAAAATAAATTATAGTTCCAGCGATCATTATTGCGATGATACCCATAAGTAACATCCCAAAACCATAAAGAGCTGTCATTTTTTATCTTTCAATTTTTTTATTTCTAAATCACAATAGTGTTTAATTTTTTCAAGATCCTCTATACCATTTTTGTGTAAATATCTACAGACATATTTTACAACGTTACCTTGAAAAAAAGATAAATCATTCTTTGAAATAAATTCGTAAGGTTGAATGTGAAAGTCTTTATAATGACTCCCACCTACCTGGCGTTGTTGAGGAAAAGAATCCTTAAATATATCTTTGTTTGTCATAATTGATACTCCTTATCTTTGTTTTTTGTTTTTAGTTTATATAAATTATTACGAGCTCTTGTAATTCCAACATACCAAACACGATGTTCTTCATCACTTTTTGCCATGCTTCTTCTTATAGAATTTTTTATTTTTTCTCCTTGATGCATGCATAAAATTACATTATCCTCTTCACCACCTTTTATTGCATGAATTGTAGAAACCCATATTCTCGCACGTTTATCCAAATTTTCTTTTTGATTAAGTAAATTTTGTATATAATTTTTTTCTTTTTCAGGAACTTTAGTAAACAAATCATACCAATTTATTTTCTCAGTGACTTTTTTCCTATCAGTTAATTCTAGTATATCTTTCCACTCTTTTTCTTCTAATTTGTCATTATTGTTGACCCATCTATTATAGTTTTGTATTTTTCTGTATAGTCTTACTTTATAACTTTTACCTTTATTGCTCTGATAATATAAGTTTTTCTTTTTTAATTCTTCCATTATCTCTATAGCTTTATCTTTGGTTCTAGTTAAAATTAACCATTTACCTTTTGTTAAATCTACTTGCCCAAGATTAGATATGTATTGTGCTGTGCCTTTATAACTTCTTGGTTCATATGTTTTATTAAATTTTATTCCACGTATCTTGGTTATTGGAGAAGTTGCTGCTGCTTGCACTACTTGTGATACACGTTTTGATTTTTTTAAAACTTTTTCTTTTGCCTCTTCTGTTATAAATTTTTTAACATCAGCCCCAGCCCATGCAAATATAGCCTGATCATCATCTCCTGCTAGATATATATCTTTAGTTGTTTCTTTTATTTTGTCATACAATTTCCATTGTAGTGGTGATAGATCTTGAGCTTCATCAATAAACACCACGTCAAATTTTGGAATTTTATCATAATCAATTAACATTTGAATCATGTCATTAAAATCATACAGTTTGTGGTAAGCCTTATAGACTAATAAGTTTTGATAAATATGATTTAAAGTATTCCAATTTATTTCTTTTCTGTCGTGTTCTGCTAAATCAAACTCTTCCTCTATATCTATATTTTTATTTATTGCTCTATTAATTAATTGAAAATATGGATTGTTACATGTTAAGTATGTAGACTCTTCTTCATTATATTTATCTGTGTATGAAACTCGTATGCCTAATCTTTTACCTAGTAATTCATAGTGTACAGGTTGCATAACATTCTCTTCTTTTAACTGTAATGTTTTGTATGCAAAAGAATGAAACGTTTGAAAGTATGGTAATTTTTTATCTGATACAGGCATTCTCTCTCTTGCTTCTTTTGCAGCTTTTCTTGTAAAAGCAAAATAACCAATACGATCTAGCCGAGTTCCTATTCTTTGATAGGCTCTAGCTCTGCTAATTAATCTATATGTTTTACCGGTACCTGGGGGACCATAATATTTATATATCATGCTATGTCCTCTTCATCGTATTCCATAATTTCGTTTGGCGCTTCTTCTTCCTCAAACTTAACACTATCTATTTCTAACACCCACAAGTTTGGATTAGGATTCTTTTGATCTTTTTTCTTTGGATATCTTTTTTGTTTATACTTAGCTTTAAAATTATCTTTCACATATTCTAAAGTTTTATCACTCTTCATTGTCCAACCACTTCTTTGCAATTCTTTAAAAAAATGTGACCATGTAAAGTATGCTAGTTTAGATTCATCATCTATATAAACAGACCCTTGAGAAAAAGATAAATAAGAATTTGCCTCCGGTCCATTTATCCAATCTTTTATTTCTTTAAATAAAATTCCAATTGGTTGTGTTTCTTTTTCTGGAAACTCTGGATTTGCAGTGGATAACAAACCGTTTATCATTTGTGTAAACTTAGTATTTTTAATCGTAGGTGGTAATATGTTAGCGTGTGCTGCTAACAAAGATTTGATTCTTTTTTGATCAATTAAGTATTCAATATTTTTTGCATGTATTATTTTTATTTTACCACTTGGCATTTTAACATGTATGTCATACGCAGGATCTGGTTTATATTCCCACTTGGTTACAGTTACTATCTCTGGCCAATCACCAAACACCTGTGATCCAATACCGTACTTTCTAGATATACAAATATTTTTGTGACAGTTTGTATTTACAGGTTTACCATGACACTTAAAACCTTTAGTTTCTTTTTTCCAAAGTTTTATTTTTTCATCTATCTTTCGCGTGTCCCAACTTTGATCATATAAAATTAACTCTTCTGCTTTTCTTTTTACTTCTGTTTCCCACTTATCAGAATATTTTTTCTTAGCCCATACCATTATGTTATATAAAAATTCATCTCTTCCATCTGGTAGTCTGTCGTATCTACCACCTAACTCTGAATCTACATAACTCCCATCTCTTAACTGTCCACAAATTATACCAAGACATGGTGGTCCATCTTTAAATTCATTATCTTCACCTTGTAAAACTTCCTGTATTGAATCTGTGCCGATGTTTTTTAGTTCGTCTCTGCTTCTAGCATTTAAACTTACACACTTCATAAACGTATCAAAGTCCATTTCTTCTCCACTTGGATACAATGCAACCCTTTGATCTTTATTAAAGTATGGTAGATTTATAAAATGACCGTTTGATTTATTTCCATCTTGTGATTTTAACGTTGTTTGTTTTGGAAATATTTCAGTCTTTGCGGGTAATCCTAATATGAATAACATATTATCTAAAAATTCTCTTATGTCTGATGCTTTTACTTTTTCTCTTGCAAATACATACAAGTGTAAACCACCACTTTTTGATTTTATTGGTATCAATGGTAATTCTTTTTCTGCTATTACTTTTAAATATTTCTCTGCTTTAAAATCAGAATAGTTTCTTGGATCTATATCTATTGCACCAAACACTGCATTGTCTTCATCATCACAAGGTTGAATACCCATTGATCCTTTACCTTCTAAATGATTTATATAATCTTCATCAGTTACTGATCTTTTTGTCCAACCATAATCTTTGTTGTCAAATTTTATTTTACCAGTAGCTGGATCTTTTATACCTTTAGATATGTCACAATATCCAAAATTACGTTTTAATCCTGTAAATACATGTATGAATTCTTTCATTTTAAATAGGGCGGCTTCAGTCTCCCTAAACCGCCCCACTCCTAGGAATTATGCAATATCTTCTTTTGCACTATCAACCTTTTCATACTTAGGTTGAGTTGAACCTTTAAAAGCCTCTGATTGAAGCTTTTGTGCCATTTGATACACGGATGCATCATCTTGATTAGACATTTCTAACATTCTAACTTTTGATGGTTTATATACATGCCAGTTCTTATCACCCCAACTTTTACCTGCTGTCTTTAAGTTAAAGACTGCTGCGTATGCTGCTGGTCTGAAAGTACCTTTATCATCTGATGATCTCAAGTTTTGAATTAAATTATTTAACTCTCTACCTGGAGTTAAGTTAGATGATCTCATTGGTATAACAGCTTTTCTTGTTTCGCCATCAACCAATGCTAACACATAAAAGTACATGGTCTTTTCTACATAATTACCATTTGATAATCTGTATTTACCATTTCTTTCCTCTATTGCATCTTTTGGTGGTTCCATATGAGTTCCAACTGGTGCCAGTGCACTGTCTCCTCTCTCTTGCCACTCTGGATATCTAGTCTGCGAATGACAAACGACTACATCTAATCCTTTATCACCACCTACCAGGTTACCAAAACTACTAGAATATATCATTCCAGGTTCTGCACCCTCGACATATTTAGCGCTTTGTTTGTTGCACTCAGGTGATAACTGATGAAGTATTTTTAAAATAGGTGTTGATGTATCACCTTGTTTTATTTCTTCAGTTCCTTTACCTGAGTCTGCTCTAAGATTTATAGCAGCTAGTGCGCCTGCACTATTTTTTTTGACTACGTCAGTATTTGACATGTTTACTCCTTATTGTTTATTGTTTATCGTTTAACTTTTGGTTTTTATTTTAGTTTGATTTCCTTCAAACGTCCAAAAAAGATCTTCTGGAACTTCCTTACCTTTGTTCTTCCAATCTTCCATGGTTACTTTTAGGGTCATGGCATGAACTGCTTCTTTTTGAGAAGGCTCATAACCTTGACCCTTTGCAAGGTTGACATAAGTCATTGCCTTGTTTTCTTCGCCTTGACCAAAGTTAACTGTGATTTCATTTTTCACAATGTCACCCAGGCCATTGTCTCGAAGCCATTGTATTGCCTCTGCTTTTTTATCAGCTTTCATCGTGGCACTGTACACTTTTTTAATTGATAGTTCCGAACCATCTTTTAATTTAACTGTACTTAAATTCATCTTATTCATAATTTCTGGTATGGTAAAATTATTAATATATTTCTCTTGTGCTTTTAACTCTTTAAGTTTTGATTCTGCAGCTAAAACCTGTGCACCAACAGATTTTAATTGTTCAATTGCTTCAGATAATTCTGTTGGATCAAATACATCAACTTGATCTGGTGCATCTTGTCTTAAATTAATTGTCATACATTTTCCTTTCGTAAAATGTATATATAGGATAATTTTATAGTGTCAACTACTTTTGATGAATATTTATTTCTATTGGATAATAAGTTTTTTCTTGTCTGTCCCACTTCAACAATTTGTATTTACCGTTTGTTATATCAGAGACAACTGAACAAACAACTCCTATTATAGCTGGATCTCCTGATAATAAAAGATAATCGTCTGACGTGAAGTTTTTTAGAAGCGTTCTAAGTTTTATAATTAATGGTCCTGGTGATAAAATAATTTGAGAATACATAGGAAGAAGAGTCTCAATATCGCCATATTTCTGTGCGCCTAAAACGTTATATTTTGGTTGACCTGTTTCTTTATCTACAGGAATTTGTTGAGTTAAATATACTTTGCTCATTGACTATTTCTTTTAATTGTATATATACATTTTTAGAAAGAAAAAGCAAATTATGTTCTACAAGTTTAAAACTAAACCATATCAACATCAACTTGATACTTTAAAAGAATCTTGGGACAAAGAAAACTATGCTTATTTTATGGAAATGGGCACAGGTAAATCTAAGGTTTTAATTGATAATGCATCTATGTTGTATGACAGAGGTTTGATAAATGGTTTATTATTAATAGCACCAAAAGGTGTATATAAAAATTGGTATGACTCTGAAATACCTACGCACATGGCAGATCATATAGAGAAAAAAGTTGTGCTATGGAAAACGTCTGACAAGTCTATTAAACAAAAAAAAATATTAAATACATTATTTGAAACAGGAACTGATTTTCATATTTTAATTATGAATGTAGAAGCTTTTTCTTCTGGTGATGGTACAGCTTTTGCAGAAAAATTTTTATCTTGTCACAAAACAATGATTGCAATAGATGAATCTACTACAATTAAAACACCTAAATCAAATAGAACTAGAAATATTGTAACCTTACGTGGTCTTGCAAAATATAGAAGAATATTAACAGGTTCTCCTGTAACTAAATCACCGTTAGATTTGTTTTCTCAATGCGCTTTTCTTGATCCCTGGCTCCTGGGGCATGAGTCTTACTGGACATTCAAATCTCGTTATGCAGTTACCAAAAAAATATTAACCAACGGTAGACAGGTAGAAATAGTTGTAGGCTACAGACATCTTGGTGAGTTATCAGAAAAGATAAAACCATTTTCAAAAAGAATATTAAAAGAAGATTGTTTAGATTTACCTAAAAAAACTTGGATGAAACATACAGTAGAACTAACTAAGGAACAGAAAAAAGTTTACAAACAAATGAAACAAGAGGCGATTGCATTTTTAGACGGTAAGATGCAATCATCTGCAACAGTCATGACCCAACTTATGCGTTTACATCAAATAACTTGTGGCCATTTTACAGCAGATGACGGTACTATAAAAGATTTACCATGTAGTAGATTAAACGAATTGATGGAGGTATTAGAAAAAGTAGAGGGCAAAGCTATTATCTGGTCACATTACACACATGATGTAAAAAGAATTATAAAAGAAATACAAAAACAACATGGAGAAGAATCTGTTGTAGACTACTTTGGTGAAACAGATCAGGAAAGTCGGTCAATTAATATAAAGAGATTTCAAACAGATGACAAGTGTAGATTTTTTGTAGGAACCACACACACGGGCGGGTATGGTATCACATTGACTGCCGGTAGTACAATGATTTATTTTTCAAATGGTTATGATTTAGAAAAAAGACAACAGTCTGAAGCTCGTATAGATCGTATAGGTCAAGAAAAACCTATGACATATATTGATATTATTGCAGAAGAAACGATTGATGACAGAATAGTAAAAGCTTTACGTAATAAAGTTAATATTGCAAATGAAATTATGGGTGAAAATTATAAAGAGTGGATTTAAAAAAATCCTTTATCAAAAACTTTTTCCAACAGCAGAAGTGATACTGCCCCAACAGTACCCAATAACACCCAATAGATCTTGTCTATCTTACCGCCCAAATCGTGTATACCATCATGCATATGTTGAACATCTTTTTTTAATCCAGTTATATATCCGTATATAGAAAGCAAATGCTCTCTTGTTGTTTTGGGTTTTAATTTATCACCGTTTGGCATTATGCTAATCCTCTTTGTCTTAATCTTATCATCTTCTCTTCCTCAGACAATAAAGCATTTTCACTCATGGTTAATCCTTGATTCATGGCTCCTGGTGCTTGTGTTATTTGATTTTGAATTACTTGTGGATTTGGCATTGGTTGTTCTGGTAATGTCATTGACTGTTTACCTACCTCTGCAGATTTCTCAATTATGTAATCATTTGGATCTATTATAAAATCTTCATTTAATCTTTGTTTATATAGTCTCTTTTCTATTTTATTTATTGTTTTTTGTATTCTTTTTGTAAGTGGATTTTCTATTCCATAGGTTTCCGACAGTCTTTGATACGCTTGTCTCATACCTTCCGTAACTCCTAAAGGTTGAAATCTATCTGCATTTAAATATTTATATACATTTTTTCTATTTCTAGCATCAAACTGTTCAAGTATTTCTTTATCTCTCATACCCAAAACTTTAGCAGCATCTATTTGTCTTTTTAATTTATTAAAAGACTCTAATCTTAAATTCATAGATTTTATATACTGTTGAATTATCTTATTCTCATCTTCTATTGGATCTCCTGTAAGAGTTCCTTCAAATATCATTCCTCTTTCTTGATCTGTTGCATCTAAAAAATCACCAATATAAAAGTTTAAAGTTCTAGGTATATCAAGTGGTATCTTTCTAGCACCAAAAAATCCCATCAATTCATCTGGTATTTCATATCTTGTACCGTATTGAGTTTTACCTGTAGCAGATTTATATAATCTTTTTAAAGCAGGAAAGTTACCTGGAGATAGTGAGTAAGTTACATGTTTCATTGATTTATATATTTTATCTCCTAAAAGATCTCTCTCATTAAATACTTTATTACCTTCTTTATCAAATCCATTTCTTGCAAATATATCTAGCATAGCACCAACATAAATAGATTCGCTGACAAATGGTTGTAGAGCATTACCTATGGCATTTACAAAACCTTTGGCTACACCTTCTATTAATGGTTTTTCATCTTTAGCATCTACTTCAGCCAATACAGATTGAATTGGATTGACCACAGTGTCATAAAAAAAACCATGACTAAAATCTATATATTTATATTTACCATTTTCATAAACAGGCAATATTGTGTTATCTCTTGACCAAGATGGAATAAATTCTCTCACCGCTTCTGCAACATCTCTACTTATTCCATACATACCTCTTACTCCTTCGTAAGCAACTGTTGGAACAGCAGCATATGTTATAGCCTGACCTGTCATTCTTCTATATCCAATGCTTGATCTTACGGGATCTTTTATTTCTTTTATACTTCTAGCTGTTGAATTTGCAGCTGTTCTGTATATTTCCGCAGGGAAAGATCCAAAGTTTCCTAGTGGAGATCTTCTTACACCTTTTACAAAATCAGATACGTAAGCGTAGTTTGGAACTGTTTGTCTTACAATACTTGCAGCTTCATCCCATATTTGTAATGTGTCTGGAACTTCTTTTATAAGTCCTTTATTTTTTGCAGCTTTAAAAGCCTCCTCTAATTTATGTGCTTCTGCTAAAAAATTATATACTCTAAACCAATCATCTCCTGCAACATATGCATCTTGTGCTATACCAAAAGCTTTTTTAAATGGCTTCGTAAAACTTTCAAAAACTTTTCTCATAAAATCATCTACATTGCCACCACTATATTTTTGAATATCTTGCAAAACACCTTCTATATCTCTAAAAGTTGTACTTTGATTGGTAACTCCTTTCTCTAATAAATATTTATACAATTGTTGACCTGCGGGTATATTTCTGAAATTTGGGTTACCAGTTAGTTTATATAGAACTTGTGGTTGTATAGTTTGTAAAGATTTTCTGTGAAATTCTAATATTTTTCTTGGATCTATAAATATATTTCCACTATGTATTGTTGTTAAAAATGAAGAGGAAAAGTTTCTCATTTGAGTTAACGGACCTAAAACTGTTTTACCTATTTGTGTTAAACCTTTAGGTAATAACACTAGATATCTGTACGCTGCTGATTTAGTTAAACCACTAGATACCAACTCGTCTCCAAGTTTGATAGAGTCAGCCCACTCTTTTGTTGTATATAATCCATCTAATGGTGAAGTATATAACTCATCAGACAATCTTGTTTGTAATTTTAAACCTCTAGGATCTTTTATAATCTCTTTATTAGGAAATGCTTGTCTTGCCTCATCATAAGTTTTTCTAAATATACCTCTTCCACCTTGATCTATTTCTGCATCACTAGATTGTTTTAAAAAATTATAAAAATTATCTCTAGCTCTTATATTAGCAAGATCACCCATGGTGTTGTATATTAATTTTTTTGCATTTTTATATTCACCAAATAAATTTTTAAAAGCCTGTAGATCAGATTTCGTTTGTATTAAACCACCTATTTTATCCGCTTTAAATTTACCACCAGCAGTTATGTTTTCTCCAATATTTTTTATAATAACAGATTTATCATCCAATATATTAGCTGTACCTAATGGAAACGTGGGTTGTTTATTGATAGGATTTATTTCCATATTTTTTAATATATTATTTACAATGTCCTCAGCTTTTGTAGGTCCAATATTTACACCATTTGCTCTTCCGTATCTTTGTATGACTTGTATCACTTCATCAATTGATTCTCTTGTAGGTATGTAACCATCAAATAAACCTTTGTTTAAATCTATTAATTTGTAATCAGATGATAGAAAATTATTGACTCTATCAAACATAATATCATTAAATTCTTTTGCACCTGCATTTATGTTACCACCTTGAAGAACAGCATTTTTTAAATCAGCTGTTGTTGTTCTAAATTTAACAGCACTATCTATTACTCTATTGATTGTGCTTTCAGATACTCCTAACTTTTTTAAAGACTGTGTAAAGTCAGATAAAACTTTTTGATTAAAACCATTAAAAAATATTTGTTCATCTACGACAGCGTCTTGAGTTTTAGTCAAAAAATTAGCTATCATTTTTGATATAGTGTCTGGCTCTACTCCTTTACCTGCGGCTCTAGTTTCTTTTGATATTAATTTTAGTGCATCATCTATATCTCTTGCAAAGTCATCTGCCATCATTTTACCTGCAGATCTACCGCCCTCTAATTGTTGTACACCCTCAAATAGTTTTTGATGTTTACTGCTTCTAGACCTAAATTGTTGTGCAAATTTATCTATGAATCTTTCAATACGTGAATTACTAAAAGCAAGATCTTTTCCTTTAGAAGCTATCAATTTACCTGCTTGACCTAAACCATACACGAAAGGTATTATTGGAAAAGCATATTCAGATGCAAATAAAAATTTATTATTTAATTGTCTTAACGCATCCTCTGCAGCATCATCTTTTTCTTCTCTATCCAATTCTGTAGGAATAAAATCTATAAAATCACCAAATGTTCCTATATCTTCTACTTTAGCAACGAGTGCTCCTGCTCCTATCCCACCTCCTACGGCAACTCCAACCCACTTTGGATATCCTGCAGCTGTATTTAATTGTGCTGCTTTTCTACCAGATTCCAATAAATTATCGTTACCTAAAGTTTTGGTATACTTTTTATTTTTAACGGCCTTTGCAAGAACACCTGCTAATTCATCCGCTTTTGTTGCAAGAAAAGTCGTTGCTGGAATTGTTGTTTTTGATGCTATGGTTCCTGCTCCGTACAGCTGTGTTAACGCTTCTAGTATTCTACCTGCAGCTGTTTGTCTTGCTGCTTCTTCTGATTGTTTTTCCATGATACCTAAAAAAGTATTTTCAAAACGATCGTTGAATTTTTGAGTTGCACTTCTATCTACTTCTATTCCTTCCTCTTGTAGTGCATCATATATAAGTGTACCAAAGTTAATTACACCTTTTGGTATTTTAATTAATCCACTTTGTATTGCTGACCCTATTGATTGAGATGTAGTTACTTCATTAAATTCATCTGAAGGTATACCGATAGATCTTTCTTGCTCTTTAACATTAAATGTTCTTTCATCTTCTTCTACAACAACAGTTTCTTTTTTAGCTGGTGCTTTTGGAGAAATAATAAAATCTGCAATCTTTGGCATTGCAGCTTTTTTTTCAAATTTTTCTACTTCTTTTCCTCTTTGTCTTATTTCTTTTTCAGATACACCTTGATCTTTTAATTCTTCTTCTGCTATTCTTTTTACGAAACCAGAAAAACCTTCTTCACTTAATATGTTAAGAAATTTTTGTCCCTCTTTAACACCAGAGGTAATTTCTTCTCTTTCTTCTTCTGTGGGATTTAAGAGTTTACTAAAAAGACTTCTTTCAGCCATCTATCCTCCTATTCTGTAGCTAGAGGAATAAAACTTGTTCCATTAAATGTGTAAAATTTTTTACTATTTTTTTCAAAGTAAACAAAACCTTTTTCGTAATCTACCGCATCTTTTTTATCTTTTAAGATAAGATTACCTAATTCATCAGTTGTTGTTGATCTAGGTTCAATTGTTTTATTAGATTCATCTATTAAAGTTTCTTTAGGTAATTTACTTCTTTCTTCTATATATGCTGGAGCTGTGAATATATCAAAAGTGCTTGAACCATCAATCTCTTTATTTGAAGCTATTAATTCGGATACTTTATTATCTTTTTCAATTCTAGCTGTTTCTTCTGGATTAGCCATTTTTCTAAACGGTGACTTTGCTGCTAATTTTTCTTTTACAAGTATACCAAATATTTCATCAGGGCTTCTTCCTTCAGGATCTCCTTCAGCTAAATTAATTGCATCTTGTCTTAATTCATTTCTCATATCCTTAGTTAATAGTTTATCTAGTTCAAATCCTTGTTCTTGTAGTCTTCTTTTTCTTTGTTCTGCAACATCAGCTATTCTTAATTCAACGTCTCTTTCCATTGCACGTTTAGCATCTAAATCTTTAAACAATTGGTCTGTTGGTCCCTCAAAAGCTTTAGCTAAATTAGCTATAGTACTACCGCCTCCTCTTTCGGACATACCTCTTAAACCACCTTGTATGGCTAATTTATATATTGGATTTACTCTTTTACTTTCGTACTCATCCATTATTTTTCTTACTGTTTCTTCATACGATGAATCTTGTTTATTTGTAATAGAAGGTGCAGAACTGTTTCCAGAACGCATTTCATTTTTCATAAAAGGTAAATCACTTACTCTAATATTTTCAGCTTGAATTCCCGCACCTCCACCTATTTTATAGTCTTGTCTATCCTCTACGTTAGACATAATACCATTCATGTTGGTGTTACCACCTCTTCTAAACATAGGTCTTTTGTATACGTTACTCACTTATTATCCTTTTATCTTAATGCACCATAGATACCAGCAGCTGTTGCACCTGCTGATAACGCAGTTTGCAATGGTGATATAGATGGCATTATTTCTTGTACTGTTCTTCCAGGGTATCCTGCAATTAATCCAGTTACTCCCTGTCCAAATATTTCAGCTCCTTTTAAATTTTGCGTTAATTTTTGTTGTGCAAGTTGTTGTTGGGCTAATAATTCATTTTGTTTTTGTTGTTGGCCTAATGATCCCAAACCAGTCAATCTAGAAATATCCGCACCCATTAATTGATTTGCTTGTTGAAATCCTTGTTGCATTAGTTGTGCTTGTAAGGCAGCTCTGTTTCTATCGGATGCAGATTTAAATTCTGCTTCTGCAATACCTTGTCTTGCACCACCAAACGCACCTGCCTGAATGGCATCGTCTCTAAATGAACCAATACCTTTTTGAGCTTGTATATCAAAATCTTCTAAAGTCGCATCAATTACATCTTGTTGAAATGGCGACATGTAATCTTTGTATGCCGTAGGACCTCTTGCAGCCACATCAGCTGCTTGTAATGTAAGAGGATCCATTTGAGCAACAAACTGTTGACCATATGCTTTGGAAAGATCCTCTTTTCTAAATTGACCTACTGATTTTTCAAGTAGATCTAAAAATGTTTTACCTCTTGCTTCAATAAATTCTGCTGGAGCTGTTCTTGTTGTTGTTACTTGAGACATTAAACTCTTCCTCCGTTTTCAAGTTTTTTCATCATATCATACATACGTTGTGCACCCAAATTAACGTTTCCGTCACCCATTCCTCTTACAGCATCAGCTGTAAATACAAATTCATTATTTGACAACATAGCAGGTATGTCGTCTGCCTTCTCTTTTATACCAACTGGAGGAATAAATCCACCTGTTTTTCTTAGATCTAGCTCTGTTACACCAGCTTTATTTCGATTTAATGGTAGGTTCATGATGCCTGCTGCTTGCATAGCGTTATCTTCTGCGCTATCTCCCATAGCGTAACCTATCCTGCCACCTTTAGCTTTGTTTTGTCTTAAAAAATCATCAAATTTCTCTTTGTCTAAGAAATGTAATTTTTCGTATTCTTCTTTTAATCTGTTTTTAAATAAATCTCTTGAAGCTCCTTTATCACTCATTCCAGGCATTGCCATTTTAAAATTATCATACATTTTCATTAATTTATTTAATCTAACGCTGCTTTCATTTCTACCTGGTAATGGCTCTCCTAACTCTCCTCTTGCAAGTCCTGGTGAAGTTTTTTCTAAATCTTTTTCATTTTGAAATTTTGGTTTTTTTGGAATAATAATTGATTTTATTCCTTCATCTTCGGTTCCTTCAGCATAACCGACTCTACCACCTATAGCATAATTAATTCCTCTTCCTGCAGAACCAGTCCCTCTTTGAGTAGGAAATTGAGATGTTGGAGGAGTTGTGGTTCCTGGAAATTTAGGTAGTATATTTGCTGATGATCTCGGTGCATACTTACCATATTTATTTTTTTTATCATAAGCATCCATAATTCTCATAGCGTCATCTTCATCAAAACCTAGTGCTTGATTTATCGTATAGTCCTCTCCAATATCTTTTGCCATACTTAAAAGACCTACAACATCTGTCTGTAACTTCATGCCATAAGAAGGATTAATTAATTTTGCTAAATTTTCTTCATCTCTAAATTTTGCAGCCATTCCTGGTCCTATTAACATAGGTCCTGATGACGATCCTGGTGGCGGGCCCATAGGGTCTGCAAAACGACTCGTGTCGTATCCTAACTCCATTAATCTAGCTAATGCAATATTTCTTGTATCTTCAATTCCTCCAGTAAAAGTTCCTTGTCCGTACTTAGACATATCAAAAGGCGTGGGTTTTGGCATTGTAGGTGCAGGTTGTTTAGGTGCAGGTGCTGCTTGAGGTGGTGTTGGCGTTCTTGCTAAATAGTTTCTAAATTTTTGTCCTAAAGCTCCTCTATTAAAATTTACTCTTCCACCTGTTGCATAACCACCTTGTCCAGCTGTATATTCAGAAACATCTCTTTCAACTAAATCAGGTATTTCTGCAGGATCGTAACCTAAATTTTCGTACGATGAATATAAATATCTTCTAAGTGATTCTACATTTGTAGTTGCTTCAATAGCTTCTTCGTCACCTTGTTCTACTGCTGCTGCTAAACCTGATAGACCACCAACAGCTGCTCCAACTTTTAAAGCGTTTATAGCTTTTTGAGCGCCTGATATTTTATCAGTAGCTTTTTTTGCTTTGAATAAATTAGAAAATGCTGGACTTGCTTTACTAAATAAACCTTGATATCCAGCTAATCCTGGTGCTGATTGTCCAAAAGCCATAGGTGCAAAATAAAGCATTGCTGCTTTACCTACTGGAGACTTTGCAACGTTCTTTACAGTCTTAGTAACTTTTTTAATTGCTTTTTTAAGACCACCAAACAAAGCTGCTTCACGAGGAACAACATCCATTATTCCACCGCCTTGTCTTAACTGTCTCTCCATTTGTGATCTACTTATAGTCATATTATTCGTCTGATGCCGTTCCTAATGGTGGCATTGCTGCCACTTTAATTTTTAAAGATCTTGTAATGTATTCTCTTTTTGTTGGAGAATTTGGATCTGCGATATCGTCCTCTGCCTCTTGATCAGAAGAGTATTCGTAATTTGTATTTTTATTACGTAATACTACCTCAGTTTCGCACTCAACAACAGGTACTTTTTTACCATTTATTGTTTCATATCTTACTGATGCAGGCTCTTTAAACGCCATGTTAATTGCCTCCTAATCCACTTGAATCAGCTATATATACTCTTGTAGTTTCAAGTAAAGCCGCAGTTCCACTTATACCAGATGTAGCAGTAGTTTCAATCTTTAAGATATCTCCTGCCTCTAACACAATAGAGCCCTTAAGAACGTTGATAATTAAAGGGCCTGTCATTTCTACATATGCTATTACAAAATCTGCAGATGCTGAAGTATCTGTAATACTTACAGTAACGTTTTTACTACCACTTATGTTTGTAAGCTGTAATGTTTGAAATATAGTGGTTGTTTCATTTGGACATGTATAAACAGTGTCCGCAGTGTTTGGACCAGTTGGCGTATAGAATGCATTTTTATATCTATTGGACATCCGCCTTTTCTTCTTCTTTTGGTAACTCTTTTTTTAATAAATCTAAATAGTTTTTTTCAACTACATTTAATTCACTAAAATCAATAGTTAGTTGATCTTTCTTAGCTTTTATACTTTGTAATCTAGCTAAGATTAACTTACCATTGTCAGATAATTTATCACTATCATATTCTTTTTTATCTATATTGAACTTCATATTAAAACCCCCATCCTTCTTTGTTATCTCCACCTCCCTTGAACCATGAATATCTATCTGATTTTTCATTTAGTTCTTGTAGGAAAGTAGAATTTAATTGATCTACA